GCCCTAAACTTAGCCCAGTTGTTAGGTATTTCAAACGGTTCTACCACATGTATCTGACGGTTAAACTCAGGGAAGGCGGCTCCCTCATTAACATCCCAGTTTCCTTCAAGTAATCGTTTGCGTTGGTGCTCAGGCAAAGATAAAAGATTAGCTTCATACATACCATCTTCGGCTAAATAAGGATTATCGAATAAGGTAGCAGGTATAAACCTACGTTTAAACAGTGGCTCACCTTCTCTGCTATGTCCTTTAGGCCAGCATACAACTTCACCTGTGTCTGGGTCTGTAGCCCAAAAAGATTTGTTTGGAGTTTCTGGATCAACAAAAGTTTTTTTTACCCATTGATGTCCCGGCCCTCCGGGGTTACTTGTAGCCCTCATGTAAAGAGGTAGTCCACTAGCTCTAGTTGTACGTAACCTACTTCTCATGTATGACCAAGGGTAGGGGCTAGGCCATTGTGTTAGCTCATCAAAGCCAATCCAATTAAAAGCTTGGCCCTGATACCTCATAACATCATCATCTCTGTCAAGGTAACTCATCCAAAGTGTTGCACCTGATGGAGCTACCCAAGTCTTATCTCTTTCCATAAACTTAATACCGGGAACTGCTTTAGGATATAGTTGTTTAGATACTGAGATAAGTTCTCTTAATTCTTCTGTGCTACGTCTAACTAGTAACATACTTGCATGTGAGTTACTAAAATACCTTACAGGGTCGGCAACCATAGCATAAGACTTGCCACCGCCAGCACTGCCGCCATATAAGACTTCTTGCTCTGTTGAAGCAAGGAAGTCAGTTTGTGGCCCATCGTTAGGTTGAAAGATAACTTCTTGTTCATACTGCTTCCCTACCCTCTGTGGCACTATCTGTGGACTTGAGATTTCTTCCTCCAAGTCTTTTACCTTCAAGTTTTTCTGCTTTGTGTAACGCCTCTTTGTATTTTTTTGCAAGCTGGCGTTGGTTTGAAGCTTCTTTCTTACGTTTTGACTCAAGTTTAACTCTTTTCATTAGACCTACGTGTGATAAGTACCTGCCTGATTCTTCACTTAACCAAGCAGCTACATCTCTATAGCTATATTGTTTGAGGTATTTTTTAGCTTCTTCAAACAAATCAAGTTCTTCTGCTATAGGTAATAGTATATCACAGTCAGTAGGGTCTTGTCTATAGCCAAATGGAATTATTCTTCCTACCCTTACTACAGGATACCATTCGTAAACCTCCCCTTCTGGAGGGGCAGGTAATGTCCAAGTATTAGTTATCTTCGGCATGTTTTGGGGGTAAAATAAATAATGGGTTAGCTGTTTGTATCTCTACTTTATCTGAAGCTTTAAACCCACCTCTATCTAAGATGTCTTTTGCTGCAGCCATTTTTTCTTTGTTGCCTAAGTCGGTAGGTCTTTCCATAATTTGTTTCATAGAGTAGGCAGCTTTAGTTGCTACAGAAGAAATAAACTTTTTAGTTAGCTCTGCAATTTCACTTTGTAGTGGATTAACAATAGCAGTAGTACCTACAGTAGGTGCATACCCTGCAAGCTTCTTAGCTACGACAGGATCACCTTCTGCTTCTTCAAAAAGAACATCAAGAAACTTTTGTTGTTTCTCTGTAAGGTTACGACTCATGTTACTCTCCTATAGGCTTTGGTTTTCTTCGCAATAGTTTTAGGTTGAGCCACAAACTGCTTACCTGCCTTAGTGCCTTTTCGTTTAGCTCTGGTTGTAGAAGCATATTCAGCATTGCTAAGAGACTTAATAGCTTTAGCAGGTAAATACCGTTCACCAGTTTTAGCACTGGGTTTACCACTCTTAGTCTTCCACTTTTGTTTAGTCCAAGATTTAAGACTTTTTTGACTTTTTGCTAGTGCCATCTGCTTTAGCCTTTGCTGTTTTATTTAAATCTTTATAGTGAAATAATTTTACACTTGTTTTACTATGTGTTTTACCACTGTGTAAAGAGCCATCTTTCATTTTATGAGTACTGCCTTTATGTTCAGTACCATCTTTTTTATAGTGTTTTACACCCTTCATGATTATAAACCTTTCTTAACAACAATTACATTTTGGACTACACTTACGATTTAATACCGCACAAAGTAATCTTTTAAAGTATCTTTTCATGTGTATCCCCCACCTTTTGCTTTATATTGTTTGGCAACCATTTGTGCTTTACGAGCCGACCACTGTCCGGGCTTCCCCCCACTGCTTCCAGCTTTAACGGAAGACACAAGGCGTTTACGCATACTAGGCTTAGTATAATTCCCAGCCGCATTAACGGTAGACTTTTTGGTAGATTTGACCACGAGTTACTCCTATATCTTTTAACTGCATGTCAGTCATATTTTGTAATTGCCATAAGGCTACTTTTTTTTCTTGACTTGTTTGAATAAACTTAACTATTTTCTTAAACATGCACTATCTCCTTTTTGTTGTGCTGGAGATAGTTTTACATGTTTTTTACTAAGTGAGTAGCCCTATTCTTTGCATAGCCGTTATCTGTTTGGGTTATAGTATTCTTTAACAGATATTGTAGATTCTATTGTATTAGTAGTTTCAGCATAGAGAACAATCTTGTCTCCTGATTGAATATGCATTTGTGATGCATCTAACAAATTAAAAGCAGAGTTTGCAGCTATGCTATAAACTTTTGCCACATGATTGTATGTAGCAGTAGTTGAGTTATAATGTTGTACTGATATCTTTTTAGCCCCAGCATTATTGTTACTTAGAAATAACATATCTAAAGTAGCACTGTGTTTAGCAGGGCAAGTGTACAGTACAGTAGCATCTGCACCTGCAGAAGTTGCAGCTACAGTTACTGACTCAGTAGTAGTTTTATAGTTTATCATTTATTTTTTCTTTGAAGTTTTCTTTTTAGGTTTCGCAACCCAAGCTTCATTAACGTCAGGAGTAGTAGGGTCATCTGCCACTAGTTGTCCTTTTTCATTACGAGCACGAACCAGTTCTACTTCTTCTTTTGTTTCTTCTTTTATTTTTGGCTCTTCAACTGTTGTATTTAAAATAACTTTAATATCTTCATACTTACAGGAAACTTCTCCATATGGGTCAATTGCAGCCATAACATCACCACGAATAGTTGTGATGATGTTAGGCTCAACCACATACCCTAAAGCTTCAAGCTTTGTTTTATGTGTTGTAAAGTCCATTATTTATTAGCTGCCTTCTTTTTTCTTGCACGTTCTCTTGCACGTTCTACAGCACTAAGTGTACCTTGTTTCTCTTTAGATTTTTTAGCTGCTTCGTTTCCGGGTTTGTTTAAATTAACCTCAGTTTTATTTTCTCTGCTTTTAGACGGTGACACTGGTCTAGCCTTAGGACGTACTGGTGCTTTAGGTCTAGCCTTAGGACGTACTGGTTTCTTTTTATCTGATGCTAAATCAGTAGTATACTTTTTACCTTTCCAAGTAAAAACTTTTCCTGATCCACCAAGAGCTTTCCTTGCAGCAGCAAAAGCTTTTTTAAATGTCATTGTGTCATATTTACCAGCCATGATTATCTTCCTTTTTTCATATGGTTTGTTTGAGACTTAACCATACCACCAAGGTTGTAGGTCATTACTTTCTTTTTAGCCATGCCACCTGCATTCATAAAGCCCATGCTATTACGTACTCCTTTAGGTAAAGATGCTGCACCTTTATTCGGTGCTGTTTTTAAACCACCTTTATTATAACCTTTTTTCTTAGCCATACCACCACCATACATATTAGCTTTCCTTTTATTTTCTGCACGTTTTTTAGCTGCTTCAATAGCACTAAGTGTACCATACTTTTCATCAGCTTTTTTAGCTGCTTCGTTTCCGGGTTTATTTAAACTAGCTTTTGTTTTAGCATCTCTACGTTTAGATGCTGCTGCTGCTCTACCTGCTTCTGTAGTAGGTGCATCTAAAACTTCCTTTAAAGTTTTGTCAGAACCGGGAAGAAGTTCTTCTCGTGTAATCTTTGTTTGTTTAGGTATTGGCTGTACATCACTTACAGAATTTAAATCTTCTGCAAAAGCAGCAATCATTACTTTACCGTTTTTGTCTGTGTAGTAAAGACTACCACCTTTTTTAGCTGCACTAATACTTTTATACTTGCCAGCTTTTTTCTTTTCTGCTGCTGCTGTAGTACCTTTATCTTTTAGTTTTTTATTAATCCACTTTGTTAGTTTACTAGCCATTTGTTTTCCTATCTATGCTATAACGAAATCTACCGTTTCACCGGGTCTGTATTTACTTGAGTTATGTGGATGATAAGCATAAGCAGTTTCCTGTTTATACTCTTCTGATCTTTCCTTCATCATCCGTTCTGTATTTTCTACTCGTTTAATCTTATTAGTAGGGTCAGAGTATTCAGCTACTTCAAAGATAGTATTGTCATGGGTTTGAAATGGTATGACAGGTAATGAAGGTTTTATATCCATTACCATTTAACCTTGTTTGCCCAGTAAGCAGCAGACATCTTACCCTTAGATATATTCTTACTGTGTCTAGCCTTAAAACTTTTTCGTTTAGCTTTCATCTTATCTGTTTCACCTGACTTAGGTTTACCAGCAGTGGAAGCTCCTTGTTCTCCAAACCTGATTAGTTTATACTTGCCACCTTCTGAAGCCATTACGACATGAGACTTAGTAGGGTGGTCAGGAGTTCTCTTAGGTTTATTAACTCCTTTTAACCCT